GCGTTGGTGGGCGGCGCCGGCAGCGTCCAATGGCAGGGCACTCTTGCGAATGCGGCGTCCGCAGGCCCATCCACCGTTGCCGGGCCGCCCGTGGTCGTCAGGAGCCGAACTTGGCGAGGTAGGCGGCCTCGGCCTCGGCGTACCATTCCTTGCCGCGAGCGCCATCGAGCGCGATGGCGGCCACCTCCTGGTCTGTGCTCGCCTCGATCTGCGCGATCACTTTCGCGCGGTCGGGGTCGTCGTTGTCCGCGCCCTGCGACGGCTCGTCTGGCGCGATCACGCGCTCGCCTTCCTTCATCCCGGCCACGGTGAACCCGCCGTCGGGTTCGCGCTCGGCGTCGTACACGTCGTGGATCTCGTCCTGCGTGGAAAGGCCCATCGTGAGTTCCGGCGCGTTGGTGCGCGCGAACCAGCCGGCGGCGCGATACATGAGCATGAGCTCTGGGATCGTCTGCCACTTGCTCCCGCTCTTGGAATACCAGCCCTCGTCCTTCGCGGTCTTGATGGAAACCAGCGGCCCCTGCACGCGCTCGCCAGTGGCGCGGTCCTTCGCCCACGCGCGGCACGCCCAGTCGTCCTTCCCCTTCGTTCCGGTCCACTCATACTGCAGCGCGGTGAAGCGGCCGCATTGGTTCACGGCGGCGATGAGGAACTGCGACGACCACGCCGGGCGGCCGTGCACGATGTAGAGATTCTGCATCACCATGAGGGGCGAGGCGCCGATGCGCTGCGCGAGTTCGAGCGCCACCACGCAATCGGCGAGATTGCCCTGATAGTTCTTCGGAACGAGCGAGGAGGCGGCGAGTGCCTTCGCGGCGCGCTGCGCCAGCTCGAAGCCGGCGAGGTCGGAGAAGCCGGCGCGCACGGACGGCATGGACGCCTCGCGCGGGGCGGCGATGGAATTACGGAGCGATTCGAGGGTTTTCGGTTCGGCTGCCATGTTCGTTATCTCCTGTAGTGGCACGTCTTGAAGGCGGGGCAGTACTTCTCGTGGCAAAGCGGGCTCGACGGGTTGCCGTAGAACGCGCCGCTCTTGATGATGGTTGCGGCGTGTTCCAGCATCCCGGGCTGGTCTTGCGTCCCGACAAGGAGTTCGCGGGCCGTGTGCACCTCTGCGGTGGCCACGCGCTGCGCCTTGTCGGTCTTTCCGGTCTGCATCCCGACGATCTGCGCGGGCTCCGTGATCGTGATGCCGCTCGCGTTCTCGGCCAGCAGTTCATAGACGCCCAACTGCATGGCGTGGCGCGAGGTGTCCACGGTGCCGTCGGCGCGGACCGCCTGCTTCCCGGTCTTGAGGTCGGAGATCCCGAAGCCGGAATCGGTGCGGCGCACGCGGTCCGTGGTGCCGGTGAGGGCGAGACCCAAGTCCGCGATCTCCAGGCGCTCGCATTTCACCTCGACTGCGGCGTAGTCCTGTTTCGGCGCGATCTCGGCGCAGTAACGGCGATGCAGGGCGAGCGCGATTTTCTCGGCGTCGGTCGCCGGTAGGTCGTCGTCCCACGCCACGGCCTCCTCGGGCTTGTGGATCGCGTCCACGGCGGCGGCGGCGGCCTCCTCGACGGTGATGCCGCGACCCTCAAGCGTTGACGAGTCGTAGGCCGCGGTCGATGCGTGCACGGCCGTCCCGAGCTGCGCCTTGCCGGTGCGCGGCAGCGTGAGCCCGCGAATATGGCGGGCCTCGAAGCGGGCCGGGCAGTCGAACAGGGTTGAAAGCGCCGAGGCGCGGATCGTCACTATTGCCATCATTCCCTCCATGAAATCGCTCCCTTGCGGAGCCAGTCCAATGACGCGCAAGGGGCCGATCTCTCGGCGTTGCGTCTTCCCGTCACCTCCGTTCGTTGGCCGGACCGCGCGCCGGCTCTCGCGTGCTAATCCTCCGGGTCGTGCGCCACCAGCGCGACGGCGATGGCGTTGATGGCGATGTAGGCCAGCAGCGCGAGGGCGAGGGTCATGCGGGCTCCTCGGCGGCGTCCTGGTAGAACAGGTCGCCAGTCCCTTGCAGCGCCGCCTTTAGGTTCCGCGCGGCCTGTTGGTAATAGCTCGCCTTCAACTCGATTCCGACGAAGCGCCGCCGCATTTGCAGCGCGACATAGCCCTCGCTGCCGATGCCGGCGAATGGCGACAGCACGATATCTCCGGGGTTCGTCCACAAGTCGATTCCGCGCCGGATGACTTCCAGTTGCAGCGGGCAGATGTGACGCTCGTCGTCGTGCTCGCGGGCGCTCCGATATTGCAGCGTGTCCTGCGGGTCGATATCCATCCATACCGGGGACGCCACGCGCTGCCACTTCTCGACCGGGTAGTCTGCGGGGTCGTGAGTGACGCGATCGTCGGGCTCCCCGGGCGCGCGCATCGTCACGAGGTAATCAGGGATTCCCTGGCGGCTCATGCTCGCGTTGTTCCGCACGGTCTTGTGCAGCAGCCCAAGCGCCTTCGTGCGCTGCATCGAGGTCACGGGGTCCTTCCAGATGCAGACTTCGCTCGCGTAGATGAAGCCCTCTTTTTGAAACGCGCGGATCAGATCGCCTCGAAAGTCCTTGAGTCCGATGTATCCGTCACGCTCCTTGCTCGTCGGGAGCAGCATGCAATGGAACGAGACATTGCGAGCAGGCTTCATCACCCGGCGAAGCTCGCGCACGATATAGCCGAAGTGCTCGAAGAAGTCCGCATCGCTCCGGCAGTTCCCGAGGTCGCGCGGGCTGTTGGAGTAGGTGTAGAGGGACGCGAACGGCGGAGAAAAAATCGAGTAGCCAACGGACGCTTCCGGCAGGCCCTTGAGGACCTCGACGGAATCGCCGTGATAGAGGGCGAAGTTTTCTCCGACGGCTTGATCGAGACAGTTCACGCAGCCTCCATGAATGACGGGACGATGATCTTTGCCGATGGAATGTAGGGGTTGCTGTCGCGAGACGATCCGAGGACATTGGACCGCACGGCGGCGAGCGTTTCTTCCGACAGCGCATCGGCCATCGCCATCGCGTCGTGCTCCTTGCGCTTGAGGTTGGCGACGACCGCACCCTCACGCTCGGACGCGAAGATATGAACCTCAACCTGGCGCCTCTGGCCGAACCGCCAGCACCGCCGCACGGCCTGGTAGTACGCCTCGAAGGAATCCGTGACGCCCACGAACGCCATGCGGGCGCAATGCTGCCAATTGAGCCCGAAGCCGGCGATTGACGGCTTCGTGATGAGCACGCGAATCCTTCCTGCCGCGAAGTCGGCAAGCCGCGACTCCTTCGTTTCTAGCGCATCGGCGCCGCGAATCTCCACCGCGTCCGGGATGGCGGCTTGAAGCGCATCGCCCTCGGCGTTAAGGTCGCACCAAACCACCCAGGGCTGCCGGTCGGCATTGACCAGAGAGGCGCACGCGGCCACGCGCTCGGCGATGGACTCTCTCCGCGCGTCCCTGCGCTCCATGAGCGTTTGCGCTTCCATCGCGAACAGCATCCCGCCGCCAATCTCCGGCCCCCTGACCGCATGCTGCGTGACGGAGAGCGGCGGCAGCGCGTAGGCGGAGTCGTCGTGGCCCAGGTCAGACGGACGGCGCACCATCGCGCCCCACGACGCCACCCATTGCCAGAACGCGCGGCGGGCATGTCCCTTGAGTCGCCATACCTGCGTCTCCGCCCCGTCATGCACGAAGAATTCAGCGAGCATTTCCGTCCGCGACCGAATGCCGAGGAATTCCGCATGCGTGCCGAGTTCGGTCCAGTCGTTCGGGGCCGGGGTCGCTGTCGCACAGAGGCGATATGGCGTGGCCGAGAACGCATCAATGAGCGCCTTTAGCGTCTTGGTTTCGTGATGCTTGATGCACGACGACTCATCCAGCACGACAGCGCCGAAGCGCGACGGGTCGAGTCGGTGAAGGCGCTCGTAGTTGGCGATGTTGATGCCGGGCCGCGCGTCAGCGCCGTCCAGGCAATGCGTAATCTTGACGCCCATGCTCTCGCCTTCCGCCACAGTCTGCGGCGCAACCGCCAGCGGCGCGAGAATCAGGCAGTCGCGCCCCGTTTCACGATGCACCGTGTTTGCCCACGCGATCTGCATCCGAGTCTTTCCGAGCCCGGTGTCGGCGAAGATCGCGCACCGCCCGCGCCGGAGAGCCCATGCGACCAGATCGTCCTGGTGCGGGAACAGGCCAGTTAGCCCATGCGCGGCGTCGATCCCGGACGGCGGAACGCTAGCCAGTTTGGCGCCGATGTAGTCCGCGTAGCTCACCGGAACCTCCTCTCCACCAGCAGCGCGCCGATGCTCACGCCCGTACAGCAGGCCGAAAGCGAGGCGACGAGCGCAGCCGTCCTCGGCCAGTCCGTGAGCGCCGCGATGCCAGCTGCCGCCAGCAGCAGCGCGCCGGCAATGCTCGCGGGCTCGCGGATCGCCTCGCACGCGCAAGCGATTGCGCCGGGGGAAACGAAGCGCAGGCTCATGCGAAGTGCTTCCTGTAGAGGCGCTCCATGATCGCGATCTGCCTGTCGGAGAGCCCCTTACCCTTGCGCTCGACGAGCGTCTCAACGAAGCCCCGCTCCCACTCGGACAGATCCTTCGTGCCGAGCATCCCCTCAAGCTGCGCGACCATCTGCTCTACGGATTTCATCGCGCCCTCCGCTTCACCAGCCGCACCGGGGCCGCGTTCACCGCCAGCGCCTGCGCGATGGTGTGCCGCACGTCCGTTGCCGCCGCGCTCGTCACCGTCTCGCGGTCGAGCAGGTGCGCCTTGGCCCGCCGCATCGCGCGGTAGATCGCGTCCTGGCGTTCGGCTAGGCGGGCGCAGCGCGGATCTCGCGCGGTGCACGGCAGCGGGTCCGGCGGCCCGTGGTAGTCGGAGGCCCACGAGGAGAGGCCGAGCAGCCGCGCCTCCTCGCGCATCCAGCGGGCGAGGGCGGCGATCATCGCGTCACCTTCTCGGCCAAATTGATCGGCTCGCG